TCGCTGACTGCGTTGCTGTAGCGGACTGCGTTGCTGTCGCTGACTGCGTTGCTGTCGCTGACTGCGTTGCTGGAGCGGACTGCGTTGCTGTCGCTGACTGCGTTGCTGTAGCTGACTGCGTTGCTGTAGCTGACTGCGTTGCTGGAGCGGACTGCGTTGCTGGAGCGGACTGCGTTGCTGGAGATGACGGATTTTTTTATCTCATCGGCAATATTTTCCCATTTAATTTCACTGATAATTCTAATATGCCGACAGACCGATTTCCCGTTATCCCCATCGATAATTTCGTCCGAAGCCTCCACTCTGGCAATGTGATTATAACAGAGCGGATCATAATAACCGAAGCAATCAGCCAAATCTCGGCAAAAATGGAACCCGCCGATGCCATTTTTTACTTCATTTGAATTCGGGCAGCATTTTAATGCGCCGGGATGGTGATATTCGCCTCCAATAGCATACTGATACCCCTGACACTTCCAATCCTGGTCAAACATTTTGTACCCGTGGATCACTTCGTTTTTGATAATTTTACTCATTTTTTCTTTTTGTTCCTTTGGTTGGGGTTCTGGCTTTTATTGGCGGGGCGAATCCGGAGGGGTTTACCCCGCCTAAAAAATCAGCACCTTGTTACGCGATAATGGGGGAGATTCGTTTACATAATGCACCTCGTAGGTTAATTACTGCCCGGCCGGCAGCTGGCGTTGTGAAATTATCGTAGATCGGGGCTGTCGTACAGTCCCTCGCACTCATTCCTGTCGTACCGCGGATCATCCTCGTGATATTGGGATTCTACCCATTCGTCATAATCGAAATCGTCGCCGCTTTCCCCTTCTTCCTTTTCATCTTTGAATTGATCCGGCTTAATTCCCCCAATCCGTACTAACCCGTCAATGGCCTTAATCAAGAGCCATCCAGTCGCCACCATAATGACCCCGACTATCATTGACAGCATTACGAAATCACTCATGATCCGGCCGCCCCCTGTTTTCTGTCCATGAACCACTTAATGATTTCAAATCTATTTAAGCGGACCATTCGACCTTGCCCGTATTTTTGCCACACCCCATGATGAACGAGAACACCGATGTGGTTTCTGGTGATACCAGCGAGCCTGGCGGCTTCAGCGTAGGTGATGGGTTCGAATACACCTTCCAGCATATCTGCCAATAGAGTCCTGGCAGAATATCCGGGGATATTGTTTGCTTGATCGATGAATCCTTTACTTATCGAATGCATAGTTGCGCCTCCCTTACCAGCGCTTCAAAACGCTGGCGCTTTTTCATTTTTATAGCGAACTTTTGAGCTTTGCGTTTTTCCTCGTATCTGCGCTTGCTTTCGGCGTGCCGCTGCGACTGTGTTAACAAACACATTGGGCAATTTTTTTTGTGCCCTTCACAACGATTCTTTCCGCAAGCAAGGCAGATCATAGATCACCGGTTAGTTCATCTTGACAATTTCATGACCGAGAATTGTGCCATGGTTCCACTCTTCAATCTCGGTGCGCTTGAACAGCAACATCTTTCCCGACTTGTAATAAGGAACGAGGCGTTTCTTGATCATGCGATAAATCGGTCCTAATGGAATCCCGAGCGTTTCAGATAGTTCGTGGATATCCATGAAATCGACCGGAATGCACTTGTAGTTCTTTCTCTCCCTATGATCCATCGTGATCTCCCGTTTCGGCTCCGGCGCAGGAAATGACGAACGGAAGTATTCACGGCGAAGAATCTCGAATTCAGCGGCCTTGTCAAAATGGAGGGCAATCTTCTCGGCCCCCGATTCCATGTATACGCCGATACTGCGAGGGGCGAGCACCATGCCATTGGTGTACGGGGATTGTAATGACGCTTCTTTTAACTGGCGCAGCGCGGCTCCTCGCAGGATGAAGAAGTCTTTTCCGATAACGAGGGTTCCACTCGGGTACTCGTTCTTAGCGCAATGGATATCCGATACCGAAACGTGGATCGCGGCCGAAAGCGCACGCAACGTAATTACGGGAACGCCGTTATAATACAGGGCTCGGGGACTGCCGCCGGATGACTTCTCCGCAAGTTGGGATTTGAGAGATTCGATTTCCTGGCGGTATTCATACGATCCGTTTTTGCGGATGCTCGGCAAAACTTCACCCGTTACCCATTTCTTGAACACCTTCGCTTCCGGCTTGGAGCTTCCCAGGATGGCACTATATAGGCCGGATTCGTTAATAATAGTCATTTCCTGCTCGCCGGATAGGGTACTCATTTTTCGAGTACCCCTTTCATCATCATCAAGACGACGAGAAAGATTAGCAGCGTCACGATAACCAAGTATTTCCGCGATCTCCTTGGCGACAAACCACGGTTCGTCATTTTTCATGATAGTTTGTATGCGATTTCCATAGAAATGGTATACTGAAACTTGATCCCCATCGACAGCCGGGATCATTTCGTGTTTAGGTTCGTCGACAAAAAGCTTGGCGATTTCTGCTGTGCTCATGGTGTTTAATTCGTTGTTCATTTTCTTTTACCTTAATCTAATTGTTGGTTGTGATTACGGGCGTGAAGAGCCCCTCCGGGAATGACCCGGTTAAAACGGAAAACAAGGATTCAATCCATGCGGGAATTACTGCGGCGAGTACATGTACATATTGACCTCCTTCTTGCTCGGTCTTGATGTTGATCTTTTTGTTTGCCTTCTCACTGGCAAAACAAAAAAGGCTTGCAGGGGTGAGAAACGTGCAAGAAGACACGTCAACCTTGCGGTTGCCCTGCAAGCCAAAATAAAATCTGGTCTTGATAAAAATCCGGGAAGTCGCCTCCATGACGGACGAGACTGCCGCTTCTTGAACGTGGGTTCTCACACCCATACCGAAAATTATAGCAGAAGCTTTTCCGTTTGTCAATTTTTTTTCTTGATTATTTTTCAGGATCGTTTTCATATTCGATTTCGTGCTCATTGTTGTTTTGAGGTCATTTTCACTAAAACTCGTATCATTTCCATAGTCACATTGAGATTTCGAATTTCTTCTTCCTGCTTGGCGATGGTTTCCAGAAGCTCAGCTCTTTCACATTCCCAGGGGAGCTTGATCGCAGGAACGCCATAAGTACTATCAAGTTCAAAAATGGAGCAATTAAGCGCCTTCGACAGCTTAATCAGCATCGGATACTTGGGCTTTCTTTCCCCGGTCTCATAAGCGGATATAGTTTTTTGTGTTAAAAAAACCTTTAACCCCAATTCCGTTTGGGAAAGCCCGGCTTTTTCTCTTAAGCGACGCAATGAAGAAGATTTCATTTTCATTACCCTTTATGATTCACTCATTCATTTTCAAAATTAACTTTCTTAGGTAATGATTTTGACGACAAATAAGCCTCGATCCCCAATAATACCACCTCGTTGGCAAGCGCCACATGAAGCTTCTTTCCCTCGGATTGGGCGAGTTCTTTTATCCTTTGATGAATTTTATCATCGATTTTCAATACACCTGTATGCATTTTTTCGTCTCCGTGTTTTGGTTGACACGGTAAATTATAACCTATATAGGTAACGATGTCAATAGCAAAGTAATAAAAAAAATAAAATTAGTTGACTTTTTGTTTATCCCTGATTATATTAACTCGTAGACAAAGACAAGGAAAACGGAAATGAAAATAATTGATAGTAAGGTAATTAGGGCAATAAAGTCATTGCGCGTTGAACTCAATTCCAATGCAGAGGTGGGACGACGGCTAGGGTTTACCGGCAAACATGTTGGTAAAATCTTGGAAGGTAAAGTAAATTACCTGGAAGCTCCAACATGGGAAAGGGTGGAGCCAATTCTGCGCCCCTATTTGTTGGAGCAAGAGCAAGAGGATAAATTCATAAAATCCAGGGCTCAAGATCAAGGCGAAGCGCTTTCCTGGGATTCTGTCATCGGAGATAATCGGGAAAAGATATTGAAAGCTGGAATGTACATGGAAATATTTTCTCTATGGGAAGTTCTATCGCCACTACAAAGGGCGAAGATTTTTACCGCCATGGCTGAAATGGCATGTCAAAATGATAAAAAAACAAATCAAGCAGAGGACAATTCCAAAAATTCCTCTTGATAGAATATGGATACGCGTGCGTAAGATAAAAACCATAACGCCGGTTTTGATGAAAATTTTTTCCTTACGCTATTTGACGATTAATTTTTAACATGTTATATTAATTCCACAAAGGGATATGAGGAGGATTTCATAATATGAATTTTAGGTTATGCAATAATCTTTTAATAATAATTTCAAAACCTGAAATTTAGATTATTCCTCATAGGTGATAAAAGGGTATTCTATTTAGAATATACGTCTATCTCTTACGAGAGAAAAAACGGGAGATGGTTTCCCGTTATTTTCTGCGTGGAAGAAGAGATAGCGCGTGAGGGCATTAAAAAAGATTTTGCAAACCGGCGTTAACGTAAAAGATACAAAATCAAAATTGGGGGTCTCTGTGAAAAAGTCATTGATGGCGGCAGTAATCGTTTGTTTGGTGGGGTTAATCGTAGGCGGATGCACCAGCGTTGGGACTACAGCGCAATGGAAGGAAACCAGGGCTACGCAAGAAAGTTACGAAGTTGTAGCGTCTCGGGTATCTGGTGAAGCAACCAGCCATGAAGTATGGTTGATTTTCTTTCCGATTTGCGTTTGGGGTGACAACAGCTTTGATACAGCAAAACAAATTGCCTTGCAGCGGGCAAAAGGAAGTGACGACCTGATTAGTGCGTCGGCCGATATGTCCACGTTTGAAGCAGTACTATACAAAAAACATTCTCTCGTGTTGAATGGAACTGCAATTAAGTATACCAGCGGCGGCAAATCAACACCATCGAAATAAGAGGGAACGACAATGCAGGCGCTTGGAACGATTACAACGATTTTGGCGGCAGTTATTCTCGCCGGGTGTAACAACACGTCAAGATTCGTTTATGAAGATCAAACGCCTGTTCCGGCGGCAACGGTGAAAGTTAACAATACTGTCGCCGTGATTCCATTTGAAGACGGGCGAAAAGACAACCAGGATTTCGCATGGTGGCTGGTTGGTTGTATCCCCTTACTTCCTTATGGATATGCCGATTATCAATATCCGGATACCGCAAAGACGTTTGCAACGATTCATGCATTTTCTTTCAATCCCTGCGAAGATATGGCAAAAGCGGCGGCAACAAGTTTGCAGCGGTCCGGAATATTCAAATCGGTGGTATTCACTATGCATGAAAATCCCGATGCTGATTATATATTGGAGGGGAAGGTAAATAGCATTCGATATAGCGGGAAAAGGTTTTTTTACTGCATTTCCGAGCCCGGCGCAATTTTCTGGCTTTTGGGGGCTCCTGCGGCATGGTCGGAAAATGAGTTGTCTTTTTCGCTTGTGATGAAAGACCATTCTGGCAATATCGTATGGGATTATTCATTCACCGGGCAAGATAGTACTTGTCAATGGATTTATTCCGGATACACGGCGGATTGCAGCATGTATGCCGAATTAATGCGGCAGGCTATGCAAAAAGCAATAACCAGCCTAAAACAAAAACTCCCCTCAAGCCACTGTAGCGGAAAATGTCACAAATAATTGTTAATGATCGATGCATTTTAGCGTCAATGGTAGATTAATTTTCGCTACAAATTGCTACATTTTTAGCTTATTCCAGAAGTTTCCTAAACTTTTGGTCGGCGGTTCAATTCCGCCCTCGGGTACCAGTTTCAAGCTCAAAATTAATCATAAATACAAATATCCCTATTGACATGTAGCGAAAAATGTAGTAAAATAGTGTTATTGGCATTCTACATCGTACTATAGTAATCGGAGATTAATAAATGAGTATTTACAAACGCGGAAACATTTGGTGGTGCAATTTTACGGTACGTGGAAAACGGACCCAGTGTACAACCGGGCAGACCGATGAACGCAAGGCAAGAGCATGGGAAAGAGATAAGATATCCGAGCTTTCTGGTGAGTCCAGTGCCAAAGTGGCACTGGAAAAAGTTAAGCAGCTTCTCGTTGACAATACGGCAACATTTGAGCAGGCGTGGGGGTATTTTGAAAAATATCCACGCGCAAAATCAACGCCGCGCCAACAGAAAATTAACCGCCACGCGTGGAGTGATTTTTCTTCATTTGCCGCTCATCTTGGAATTGATTCGGTCTTTTCTGTGGATCATGATCTGGCGGCAAAATATACTTCCCACCTAAAAGAAAATGGAAAATTTTCCCCTATCGTTTATACCCGGGGGAAGAAAACCATTACCAACGAAAGGGGGTTAAAACCTCTATCCGCACAATCGATCAATTTTTATATTGGAACTCTTAGGTTGATTTTTAATATTCTCAAGATAGGAAGATTTGTGATCGAAAATCCATTTGAGAATATCCAAAAAATACCCAGCAACGCAGTTGATCGAGAAATATTTGCCGAATCCGAATTGCAATCCCTGTCCAAATTTAAAGATGATCCGCTTTTTCCCATTATCGTGGTCGGATGCTATACCGGCTTGCGTTTGGTGGATATCGTAGCGCTACAGCATCAGCACGTGAATCTTGCCAATCATTGGATCGAGAAGATTCAAAGCAAAACAGGGAATATCGTATCCATGCCGATTATCGATCCACTCTATAATTATCTGCTCTCATTACCGGACGGGGCTCCGGATCACTATCTATTCCCGCAACTCAAGGCGCAATATGATGCTGACAGCTCATCGATCAGCAAAGCGTTTAAGCGACTTCTGGCAAAAGCTGGGATATCCGGTGCGACAAAAAGGGTGGAAGGACGTTCCCGCGTATCCAGCGTTAAGGATATCCATAGTCTTCGGCATACTTTTGCCTATACTGCGGGGAAATATGGCATTCCGTTATCGATTGTTCAATCTGTCCTGGGGCATATGACCCCGGCCATGACAAGACACTACATGGCTCACGCTACAGCAATGGACAAACAACAGGGCATGTCCGCCATGCCAGACCTGCTAGGAGATGGGAAGAAAAAATCAGGCGATAGCGAGGCCCTGGCGTTGGTTAAATCCATGACGGCGAAAAACTGGAAACAAACCCAAAGCAAGCTACTTGATTTGCTGCTGAAAAATCCTACTTCCCAATAAGGAATAAATTCCATTTAGGTGAATGAACGTATACAAAACCACCACAATACAAAAATACCGTTGCGGGAGTTATCCGTAACGGTCATTGAAATTATAGCGCGATGAAGAAAAAAAATCAAGGTTTATGTCTGTTATTAATTATTTTTCCAGCATCAATTATTCGCCTCGCCCGATCATATCCGATATGGAAATGCGCTGCAAATTCCTGCACGGTCAAAAAATCATTATACCATAATAGGAAAAGACGTTCAAGCTCTTGTTTTGTTTTGCTAATTTTCATAATTCGTCCTTTGCCCGGATTACCCGCCTGGCGCGGTTAGTTGGTTAGTTTTTAGAAACAAATCCTCGAACCGAACCCTTTACAAGCCTTGCTCTTGTAAAGGTTACATTAGTGATGTTATCAACGAGCGCTTTGGGATTGGGGCTGTAGCAATCCCAGCCATCGCGCAGCTCTCTATATCCTTGCGGACATAATTTATCTTCAACAAATAGTCCCAAAAATTCGTTGTTTACTCCCCAGGTTTCTTTTCTTCCAGTACAATATTCAACTTCGACAGTATTTTTAAATTGTTCATAGAAGCTAATTTTCATTTTTTCTCCTTTTACCCCGGATTTCTCCGGGGAGTTTACGCCTTGCGGCTTGATTAGTTTAGGCGGTTATTTTTGACAAGTTCGGAGCTACATAATTCGGATGATTAACCAGCATCCTTACTAACAGATCTGTAACCTTTCCGATTGCACCATAATGCAGGATAAGCCGCTGATACGTCATTCCCTGCAAAATCGGCTCGCATGTTTCGATCATGCATCGACACGCTTGTCGTTCCAGGTCCTCGGCAACCAGCAACGGGCAATGATCCGGCGGTTCGTGGTATCCAGCGACCTCATAGGCCGCATGACAACAAGCGGCATATTCCGCAAATGATTTTTCCCCCATTTGGTAGTCGTCTTTGATATCCGTGATTCTTTCGCCCGTCAATTCGTCGTAATACTCCTTTGACAATAATTGAGCGCGTTTTATCCCCTCAATTTGTGGTCGGATTGTTTCGGTGTAGGTTTTCGCCAATAAGTAAGTATTGACCGCTTCAAACATTTCTGGTGTGATATGTATGTCCATGTTAATAACTCTTTATAATTTGATTAGTTCAATACAACTTCACGGTCGGAATACTTGACGGAACCGACCGGATTGCCATTTGCATCGTACAACTGCTCGGGCGTGGCGTCGTCCTCCAGCTTTCGCGCCAGATTGCGCAGAATGCCTGCTACTTCGCATTCGAAACCATCGGCGAAAGCCGCATTGGTGGTATTAATCTTAATGGTAACTGATTTGATTTTCATTTTGTTTGCTCCTTGATTTTTGGAGCGTCGGCAAGTATCTTAACTATGCCAACGCTCCTTGATTGGTTGTTGGTACCGCCTCGGTTAGTGCTCGCTACACTGCCGGGGCTCTTTTTTACTTTCCTTCTTCTCTTTCTTTTAGCAGCTTTTCAGCCGCCGCTCTGATCGCCTGTTGGCGCTTCGAATTGGGATCGGGTTTGCGACCGGACCCCTCCCTCTTGCCTCCCATTGGTTTCATTGTTACCCCCCCCCTATTCGTGATAAGTGGCAACGATGCGCCCATCTTTATCGAGGATCGCTATCTCTTTGACCCCATTCTCGAACTTGCGAATTACTTCGCGGGAGCATTCATACTTGGCAATGATTTTTTTCACTCCGTCGCAAAACTCCATATTATATTTTGTTTTGTCTATTTCTGCAGCAGTATAGGCGGCCTCCCTATTTTGTTTATTCCAGTTTTCAATTTCCGCGACAGCCTGTTGATTATAGGTGCGTTCCATTTTTATCTCCTTTGTCGGGTGGTTATCGTCCTGACATAATTGATTATAACACAATCAATTGATTATGTCAATATCAATTTTAAAATAATTTTGAGATTTCTTCATTTTTTCTTTTTTGCTCCTCGATTTCGGCCTGTTTGGTACGCAATTCGGCCAGGTGTTCGCGCGCCTCTTCGGCTTTCTGCTCGGTCGTTTTTCGGCTTTCGGCCACGGCTTTGCTCTCTGCTTCGAGGAGCTTGAGAGCGGCTCGTTGGATTGCCAGTTGACGTTTGGACTGTGGGTTGACAGGTCGTCCCGTTGATTTCTTGCCATTCTGCGAGCTGGTCTGCAATACCTTTTCCGATACTGTATACGTTCTTACTTTGCGCCCACATAATGGGCACCGTTCGCCGGGCTTAGGTTTTTTCATTTTTTCCTCTGTTGGTTGATTATCATTAATTATAACATGATTATCATAATATGTCAATATATAGATTATCATATTATGTAATAATTTGATTGTTTCGTAATGCATATATAGATAATCTTATTACCACCTCATAGGCGCGAATACCATTATTATTATTATAATAACTAGGCCTATCCTCACGAGAGAGAAAAAAGGGATGTGGGTTCCCTTTTTTTCTGCGTGGAAGGAGGATAGCGCGTGAGGGGATAAAAAAATAACAAAAAACTTTTCGCGTCAAAGCGTGGAGCTGGCGGATAAGGATTACGAACGATTCGACTTTCGCACAAGGAGGCGGTAGAATGATCGTAACAACTGGAGTTTTATAGATCATGAGAGACAACCGCAATCCCGATCATCCGGACAATCATGAGGATGATAATCGATTCTTAACCGTCGAGGAGTACACCCGGAATGTGTCAGTTCGTAGGCGTAAGCTGATAGCTAAGATCATGCTTTTGGCTCAATGTGGGGTTCCGGTAGTATGCCCCTCAATCCCTCGTGACGAGTTGTTACTTTATTACAATATCTTGATTGCTCGGCTATGCAATGGTTTTTTCGACGGTGCGCCTGACGGGTCAGTAAGTCCAACTTACGTACATGAGGCGTGCAGGCAGGCCGCGGCAACCCTCAAGGCGGGCGGACGGCCGAAGCTAAGCGGACCGTCTTTGTTGCCCTCGCGTATAATGCGCCGAGGGCGTAGCAATCGCGGTCCCGGTACCTGGTTTATGCCTGATGGCGTGACAGTAGACGCTACAGATGCTGATTCCGTGCTCAGAGCAACAGATTGCAAATCTATAGGTGACAATAATGCCTAAGGCTATGCATTTCTTTCGTGACAGGAGACAAGGGGTCAATCGACAAGGGGGCGGCGGGGGGAGTATCCCGGCCGATGAGCCGCCGGTCGCGCGGGGAGGGACTGACACGTCCGCAATAACGCTTTCTCCTTTGACGTCTGAGTTGATGGGGTGTGACAAGGGGTCGCTTAAGCCGGATGAGTTGAGGGCAATAAATTACTGGAGGCAGAGCAATGGAAACTATTGTGATTTTCTGGATTTTGTTTCCGGAGACGTGCGGATGGCGGCATTGCTGCATACGGAAAGGGTACGGACGATTATTGCTCGATTGGCAGAAAAGGGAGAATGTCTGGACCTGGTAGCGGGGAAAGAAGAGATTGCCTTGAAGCTGACGGAATTAATGAGGGATAAGAATCTCGGGAGTATGACGAAGATGGCAGCCGCGGAAGGGCTGGCGAAGCTCAACGGGTTGTATCCGAAAGGGGAAGGAGGGGTGAATATCACTCTGAATTTCAGCGGAGGGTTGGGAGACTGATGCAGACGGTAACGAAAAATTTTACCATTCAGGATTTTTTCGGATATCATCCGCACGAGTTCCAGAAGGAGTTTCATCGTCGTCGGGCATTGACTCAATTTTTGACTCTTGTGGCGCATCGTCGTTACGGAAAGACGGAAGGCGCGATTATGGAATTACTGGTTGGGGCGATGCAATGCAAGAGAAGGCTTCCGATTTACGAATATCTTGCCCCGACATTGAAACAGGCAAAACAGATTGCCTGGGACAAAGTGAAGTACTATACGCACAAGGCAAAGGATAACGGGCTTACCGGGGTGGATGTATCGGAAACTGATGCAAAGGTTATTTTCAAGCATCGATCCGATCCCGCGATTGTAAGACTGGCAGGATGGGAAGAACCGGAAAGCCTGCGAGGTCCGTACACCGATGGAATGGTGCTTGACGAAACGGCGGATTTGAAAGAAGGGGTATGGGGAACGGTATTGTCGCCGAAGTTGGCAGACCGTAAGGGATGGGCGGTGTTTACTGGCACGGTCAAGGGGATTAATGCCTTATTTGATTTCTGGCGCAAAGGGGTGCCGGGGAAAGGGAAAGACCCGTTATGGGATAGTTTGTATTATCCCGAAAGCGTGACGCACGGAAAGATTCCATGGTTGGATGATTATGCTATTGCCATGTTGAAATCTGCCATGACGACAATCCAGTGGCGGCAGGAAATGGAATGCGACTGGAATGCCTCAAGTGAAAACGTGTTGATTGTACTGGATGCAATCATGAAGGCGACGGAAAGGAATTTACAGGAAAATGAATATCGTCATGCCGCACACGTAATGGGGCTTGATGTGGCGAGGTTTGGGGAAGACAGCAGCGTTTTTTTGCGTAGGCAGGGGTTGGCGACGTTTCCGTTGCGTCGTTTTGAACAAAGGGATACAACATTTTTGGCCGGGCAGGCAAATAGAGAAATCCGGCAATATGGATTGGATTCGGTGTTTGTCGACGGCACCGGGGGGTTTGGCGCCGGGGTTGTGGATGCGTTAAGGCAGATGAATCCCCCTTGCCCGATTTTCGAAGTTGCGTTCAATGGAAAGGCTACCGACCAGGAGCATTACTATAACCATCGAGCGGAAATGTGGGATGGCATTTCCAAGTGGTTGTCAAGAGGGGGAAGTCTGGTTCGGGATGAAAGTTTAATTCGTGACCTGGCGTCTCCTCAATATGGTTTTGAAGGAGGGAGGATGAAACTTGAAAGCAAAGATGAAATTAGAAAGAGACTTGGAAAATCTCCTGATGCCGGTGACGCCCTGGCATTAACGTTCGCGTATCCGGTTTTGCCGATGGAAAAAAGTTTCAATCAAGAAGGTTTCCGAACGATTAGCGTTCGCGACGATTTCAAATTAGGATTATAACAACGAAATGGAGGTGTTATATGGGATCGCCAAGCGTACCGGATGTTCCGGCGGCTCCGGAACCGGTAAAAAAAACCGACGAAGAAGTAACGAAGGCCAGGGATACGGCCAGAGATGAAGCGATACGTCGTTTCGGGGTAATCGGAACGGACAAAACCAAAAATACGTTGGGGGCTGCAAGCACCAAACAAGCTACATTGGGAGCGTAGATGGCTGACGAACTGGAAATTCGGAAAGAATTGCAAAGGTGGCTGGATCAACTGCGCCAGTCGAGGCAGTCTTATATTCCGTATTGGCAGGACGTGAAGGACTATATCTGTCCGGCGAGAGGTCGTTTTTTGGGTGGAGAAGGGGTATCGGAGGTTGATAACGGTGAGCGCAATGATAAGAAGATTATTAATTCCGTAGGAACTAAAGCGCTGGAAATCATGTCTTCCGGAATGCAGTCCGGGTTGACCAGCAAAGCCAGGCCGTGGTTTGCGCTGGGGAATCCCGATCCTGACTTGAATAATTATGCCCCGGTGCAGCAATATCTCAAATTGGTGGTGGAAACGCTTACCGATGCATTTGCCCGTAGCAATGTCTACAATGTCTTTCTTGACGTGTATTCGGAGATGGGTGCGTTTGGTCCTGGTCCGATGGTTTTATTGGAACATCCGACAAAAAATTTTTATGCCAGGTCATATACCGCTGGAACGTACTGGCTTTCATCCAACAATCACATGGAGGTTGACGCTATGTTCGTCATGGAGTATATGACGGCGCGTCAAATGGCCCAGGAATATGGAGTGGAAAGGCTTTCTTCCGCTGCTCGTTCTGCTTATGATCAGGGGCAGTATGAGCAGAAATTCAAGGTGATTATTGCGTTTCTCAAATATCCGGTGCAGGGGTTGGGAATTGAATTAAGGTCGAATATGACTTCCGCGGCGGTTCATTTCGAAGAAGGGGGAATTAGAGCGAATGGTAGTGATGGGTTGCTTGCAATCAGGCCATATCGTTCGTTTCCGGTAATGGCTCCGAGATGGAATACCATCGATACTGATGTGTATGGATGGTCGCCCAGCAGAATGATCATTGGGAATATCAAAATGAGTCAGCAAATGGAGCGTGACAAATTGCAGGGGCTGGGAAAATTGGTTTCCCCTCCGATGCAGGGTCCGCCGGAATTGGAGCGGCGTGGCATTAATGCCAGTCCAGGGGGGTATACAGCGGTATCCGGAAATAGTGAGCAAGGGATACGTCCATTGTATCAGGTGCAGCCGGATATTCGCAGCCTGCAGTCCGGGATAGATAGGGTGGTGCAGGATATCAAGGAAGGTTATTTCAATGATTTATTCATGGCTATTCGCACGTCTGACATTAATCGCCGAGCGATGACGGCGCAGGAAGTATTAAGTCGCAATGACGAGGCGTTCCTGATTCTGGGGCCGGTGTTGGAGCGAATCCATTATGAATTGTTGGACCCTTTGATTGATCGGGCAATACAAATTTTGTATTTCAATGGAAGAATCCCCGCGCCGCCTCCGGAATTGATTAAATCGCCTCCCAGTGTGGAATATATTTCGATTTTGTCTCAGGCCCAAAAGGCGGTTTCGGTGGGAAGAATCGAGAAAAATATGGGGTTTATCGGCCAGATGGTCGGGGTGTGGCCGCAGATGAAAGAAATGGTTGACGATTATGCCGTTGTGGCGGAATACGCCAAGGCAACCGGATTGCAACCGGGCATGTTGCGTTCGCGTGAAGATTATCAGCGGATAGTGCAGCAGCAGAACGCACAAACGCAGATGGCGCAACAGGCGAAAATAGCCAATGATTTGGCATCCGGAGCCAAAACAATTTCAGAGGCCGATCCGTCTACGCTTTCCGGAATTCTTGGAAGTTTGACCGGGGCCGATAATACCAGGATGATTTACTGATGAATAACGAAAAAACATTGAACGCAAAGAGCTGTGAAAATGAAATACGATTCATGCTGGACGATAAGCGCGGTCGGCTGTTTTTGTGGCGTCTGATTGTCGAGGCGTGCCATGTTTTCGATGTGGGGTTTCAGCACAATGCTGCGGCTTATAGCTTGCTGGCGAAGCAAGATATCGGAAAAATACTGCTCAATGCGGCGAGGGAAATAGACCTCGAGAAAATTCAGTTGGCGGAACGAGAATATCATAAGCTTCTGGAAGAATCGGCGACAGAAGAAATTCAAAAAGATAATTTTAAATTAGGAGTGTAAAATGGCGGAAGAAGCATCACCTACCGAAGTGACGGCATCCACGGATAACACCGCGCAGGAAACCGGAAAATCGGAAGGACAAGCGGCGGCGATTCTTAATCCGGAAACGGGTTCCGAATCGAAAAGTGAACAATCGACAAACATCCAAAACGCTTCTGCGTTAAAGGAACTGCAAGGCGTTAATGTGGAAAAAAGCCTGTTGGATCCGGATCAGTCCGCACAGGAGCATGCGGAAGGAGAGGAAAGCAACAGCGAAAAAAAATCCGATGCGCCGGAACAGTATCAGGAGTTCAAGCTTCCGGAAGGAATGGTACTGAACAAAGAATTGGCGGACAAGGTATTGCCGATTCTTGGCAAGTACAAATTATCGCAGGAAGCGGCCCAGGAATTGGTTAACGCTTATTCCGAGCAGGTGAAAAAAGAAGCGGCGGCGACGCAGGAACAGCAGCAAAAAACGGTAAAGGCGTGGATCGACGAGATCAATGCCCGTCCCGACAAGATGTCGGAGTTGCCGATGGCGAAACGCGGGGTGGCGCGAATCGTCAGTGAGTTCCCGGAATTGAAAAGCTTATTTTCTGATCCGGTATTCGGAAATATGCCGCAGCTGTACAAACTGGCGTTGTTTGTCGGAAAGAATTTTGAAACCGAGGGCGGAGTTCCGATTGGAAGCGCATCAAACAATCAAAAAAACGTGCTGGATAAATGGTATCCCAGCATGAAACAATAAATTCAGGAGTAAAGTATCATGGCAATCTCAATGTCGACGACTTTGATGGATATCGCCAAGCGTACCGATAAAGACGGGAAAATTCTTCCCATCATCGAAACGTTGGCACAGGATAACGAAATTCTGCAGGACATGCTTTGGCAGGAATGTAATCAGGGGACCAATCACGTCACGACGGTTCGTACCGGTCTTCCGACTGTATTCTGGCGCAAATATAACCAGGGTGTACCGTCGAGCAAATCGACGACCAAGAAAGTGACCGATTCTACGGCCATGCTGGAAGCGTATTCCAACGTGGACAAAAAACTGGCCGATATCCAGACCGATGCCCGTGCGTATCGGCAGAGCGAAGATGTGGCGTTTCTCGAATCGATGAATCAGAAAGTGGCGACGACTGTTTTTTACGGGTCCGCCGCCAACTCCGAAGAATTCTTCGGACTGACCGAACGATACAACGACACGACCGCTGAAAACAGCAAAAACATTCTCGATGGCGGTGGCTCCGGCAGCACGAATACCAGTATTTGGCTGGTTGGCTGGGGGGATCGATCCATTCATGGTCTTTATCCGCGTAATTCCAAAGCAGGGTTTACGCAGGAAGACAAGGGTGTGCAAATGGTATCGGATGCCAATTCGCAGCAATTCGACGCCTATGTCACCAAATACGGATGGGACCCGGGCATGTCGGTGCGAGACTGGCGCTATGCGGTTCGTATCGCCAATGTCGATGTCCCGGCGTTGAAGTCCGGAACCGGTGCGGCCGATCTGGTCACCTTGATGATCAAGGCCCGGAATCTGATTCCCCGCAACCGTGCCGGTATTCGGTTGGCGTTCTATTGCCGAGAAGAAGTGTTTACCCGGCTGGAACTCCAATTGGTGGCAAAAACCAACGCCGTGCTGTCCTGGAGAGAACTTCAGGGGCAACAGGTATTGTCGTTCGGCGACATTCCGATCCGCAAGGTGGATGCGCTGCTCGCCACCGAAGCAAAGGTAACTTTCGCTTAAATATAAATCATGGCGGCAAATAACGCCGCCTTAATCAAAGGAGATGAATCATGCTTAAGGATGCATTGAGCGAATTTTCCAGCGCCCAGGTAGTAACCGCTTCCGCCGCCGGGTCGAATGTTCTCGATCTTGGCGCCGCCGGCGATGCCGCGCTGAATGAATTGTTTTTCCATGTGATTGTCCGAGCCGCCGCATTGGCGGATGGTTCCGCGACGGTAACGTTTGCGTTGCAGACGGCTACCGATTTCGGGTTTACCACTCCGATCACGCTGTATCAGTCCGATGCCATCGGGAAAGCGAATCTGACGAAGGGGGCGCACCCGGTTCGGGTACGGGTTCCTTCCGGAGCGAAGCGGTATTTACGGTGCTACTACACTGTGGCGACCGGTCCGCTTACCGCGGGGACGTTTGATGCGTTCCTGTCGTTTGACGCGTAGTTTTTTTTATAACGGCGGGAGGTTATCCTCCCGCCAAATAAAGGGTAAGACATGAAAATCAAAGCGAATGAAACCGGATTTTATCAACAGCGGCGCGAAGCCGGAGAGGTTTTTGATTGGCCTGATGTCGAAGCGGTTCCGGGATGGGCGGAAAAAATCGAAGAAGAATCGGAGGTGTCCGAAGAAAAGGCCAAGCCCGGCAGAAAGAAAAAAATGAAAGATGGTTCCGAAAACGCAGGGGATGACAATGGCAGCGGGAAAGATTGAAATCATAAACATGGCGCTGGCGCATCTTGGCGAAGCTGCCATTCAGAGCATCGATGAAGGATCCGCGCCGTCCAATGCCGCCAGGACGCACTATGACAATGCCAGAAGGGCGACATTGAGGGCGTATCATTGGTCGTTTGCCACGAAGGTGCAACGTCTTGCCAGACTGGATTCGGACTCTCCCGATTTTGATTATGTTTATGCGCTGCCGTCTGATTTGCTTTCCGCTATTCGATTGTTGGGCGATTCGGAAATCAAATACGAAATTCGGCAAAAGGAATTGCACACCAATGCGGACGAAGCAAAGCTGGAATACATCTACGACGAAACCGACGCGGACAGATTCGATGATGGATTTGTTGAGGCGTTTGCTTATCAGCTTGCTTCCAAGCTGGCGGTTCCGGTAAGCGGGAAGGCGGATTTGATGCAATTCTACATGAAGGCCTGCAATGAATACATTGCTTCCGCCGCGGCACTGAATCGCAGGGAAAATCGGGAACCTACCGAAGAAAACCGATATGTCGATGCAAGATAAACAAATGCGTCGGAGAAAAAATAAATGGTTGAACGGGTTTTTCAAAATGATTTTACCTCCGGGGTTTTGAGTCCTGGATTATGGAGCCGAACGGATATCAAAAAGTATCGGTCCGGAGCAAAGCAGATCGTCAATGGAATTCCCCTGGCGCACGGAGGAATAACCAAACGGCCTGGCACTTATTTTATTGAGGAAGTTCCCGCGGCAGGAAGATTGATTCCGTTCAAGTATTCCGTGGTTCAGACCTATGTATTAGCGTTCTTTAATTATAAAATGCGAATTTACAAAGACGGCGGGGTTGTCGTTTATCCCTCCGGGCATGAACTTGCGGGACAGGTGGTTGAAATCGTCTCTCCTTACGCGTTGTCCGACCTGCCATCTCTTGCTTATATGCAGAGTGCGGATACGATGTTCCTGGCGCATCCTTCATACGCCCCGAGAACCCTTACCCGTACCGACCATCACGTCTGGACGTTCGCCGTTATTGCGTTTGAGCCGACCATCGGCGCTCCGTCAGCCCCCGCGATAACGCCGAAGGATTTCAGCGATGATGAAAAGACCATTGACATTAATTACAAGATTTCCGCCATAAGTGAAGAAGGGGAAGAAAGTTATCCGTCCGTAAAATCCACGACAATGATACCCAAATCATGGACGGGGGGGGCTACGGTGGAAATCACCTGGGCGTCGGTTACAAATGCGGTAAAATACAATGTTTACAAAAACAAACGAGGATACTACGGTTGGATCGGAACGGTTTCCAGCACGGACGGATTAAAATTTATCGATGACAATATCGAACCGGATGCCGGAGACGGCCCGAAGGAAGAAAAAAATCCATTCAAAGACAATAATAATCCTGGAGTGGTCGGGATTTTTCAGCAGCGTATGGTTTTTGCCCGTTCCAATAGCCAGCCCCAGACGGTATGGGCATCGCAGCCGGGATCGCTGAATAATTTCTCCACTTCGTACCCGCTTAAAGACGATGACAGTATTGAAATAACCATGGACAGCCGACAGATGAATGAGGTGCGAGCCTTGTTCCCGTTGAAAGATTCGTTGCTGGTGTTGACTTCCGGCGCCGAATGGATGATGACCCCCGGAAGAAACAGTGACGCTATTACGCCATCCGCTACGCACATTTATCCGCAAAGTTATTGGGGGTGCGGGACGGTTTCCCCGGTTGTCGCCGGAAATAATTTACTTATGGTCCAGAATTCGGGAAAAATCATTCGGGACCTCTATTACACGATTGCCGAAGACGGGTATGCCGGAACGGAAATTTCTATCCTTGCGGAGCATTTATTCAGCAGCCCTGTCGTCGCCTGGAGTTACCAGCATGAGCCGTATCATACGGTTTATGCAATTCGCGAGGATGGCGTATTGTTGACGCTTACATATATGCGGGAACAGGAGGTTTACGCCTGGGCTTCCCATCAGTCGGATGGGGCGTATCTGGATGTTTGCAGCATTCAAAACGGGAAAAACGATACAGTTTATTTTCTTACCCGGAGGAATGGGCGGTATTTGATGGAATACCAGAAAATGCGTGAATACGGAGATGTTATAGAGGATGCGTTTTACGTGGATTGCGGATTGACTTACAACGGGTCGGCTACCGATACGGTTTCCGGGTTGGAGCATTTGGCGGGAAAAACCGTAGACGTGCTGGCGGACGGGTCCGCAATTAAAAATTTAATCGTAGCTTCGGATGGAACGGTTAAACTGCCTCGGCAATATCAGAAAATTCACGTCGGATTGTCTTATTCGACATTAATCGAAACCCTGGACCCGGAGATAGATGGAGCCAACGGTTTAATAAAACGCACGGTACGGGCAATTTTGCGTTTTCGGGAAACGGCAGGAGGGGGAGAGGTTGGACCGGACAAAGACAGTTTGGTTAAAATGAAGTTTCCTCTTCCGGATGATTATGGAAATCCCCCAGGATTGTTTTCCGGAGACATGAATGTGGCATTAGTCGGAAGACATTCAGGGTCCGCATCAATCATGGTAAAACACGATTATCCATTGCCGTTTACATTGCTTTCTCAAACAAGCGTGATTGAAGTTGGAGGATAATTTATGGATAAAAAAGAATTAACAATCCGGGAAAGTTCGATTGATGATGTGGCATTTCTTGCGGAACGATTACGCCCGGAAGATGTACAGGAGATTTTAGATCTCAACATCGACCCGTTAACGGCGCTGAAAAATGGTTTTCTGTACTCGTCTTGGTGTTTTACCGGTTGCGATAACGGTGTCCCTATGGCTATGCTCGGGATATGCGGAGAGACGATTTTAGGAAATCGCGGCATGATTTGGTTTGTCGGTACGGAAAGGCTGTTTAAATATCCATTCGAAATGGTGAGGGTCGGGAGAAAATTTATAGCCGCCGGGCTCGAAGAATGGGAGGTGCTATGGAATTATACCGACAGTCGATACGAGAAGGCGATTCATTGGCTCACCTTGTTAGGGATGGAATTCAAGCCGGAGCTGGACATTGTTTCTCGTGGCGTGGCGTACAATTATTTTGAAATAAGGAGGAAGTAATATGGGCATTGTCAGTGGGCTTGCTGCGGCTGGGACTGCCATCGGATCAGCTGCTGCCTCAACTGCCGGAGCCGCCTCTTCCATTGGTGCATGGATGGCGGCCAATTCTTCGTGGCTCCTCCCCGTTGCTGGTGGTGTCGTTGGGGCGGGCACGGCGATTCCGGGAATGGTTTCCGGGATACAATCAGCGGAATATCAGAAAGAGGTTGCCAATGCCAATCAGAAGATGTACGAAGAACAGGCACGACAGACCGAAGAGCAAGGGGAATGGGAAAAGCGCCAGCAGTCATTGCGGCAAGCGGCGCAAACCGGGCGGTTTCGAGCTTCCGCCGCGGCGTCCGGTGCTGCTCTCGGATCGGGATCGTTGCTGGATTGGGAAGCCAGCAACGCTGAAACCAATATGATCGATAATGCCAACCTGGATTACGATATTAAAATGAGGGCATATCAGGCGAAATTAGGAGCATGGAACGCGGAGGCGCAATCAAATCTGGCCGGGTGGCAAAAGAACATGGCAGTAGTGAGCGGAGTAACCGGATCGGTGGGCGGAGCGATGCAGGGTGCCGTACTTGGAAGCCAGTTAAACAGTGCGTTTAATTCGCCTGGAACCTCTCAGATTGATTCTGGAAATTTTGGTGATTCTGCTACTTCCAGCAATTTTGGACAGAATCCGATGGAATCTTCTGATTCATTGCGAAAATGGGGCAATGATTGGGGTTTTAATGGATCTTTGCTTAAAACCGGAATAACGGGGAAATAAACATGTCGGAATGGAATGATTTGTTGCCATCTGTAGTCGGGAGGCCCATGGCGGTTCGGGAAATGTCGTATCGTGCGCCTGATGGCGGCGATTGGGGTGCAGGATCGTTGCAGTCCGGTTTATCGGCAGTGGCGCGTGAAGCGATTAAGCAGAAGATGGAAGCTCGACAAGTAGAAGTGAAAAGCAGGCTGAATCAATTTGATTCGGAAATGGACGGCGTAGTATCCGATTTAAATAACAAGTCCGGCCTGGATACGAAAGATAATGTTGATCAGTTGAAAACCAAATACCAGGAAATCAAGAATAAATACATGAATGGACTTCCCGATGACGACCAGAAGCAATTCCAGTTGTTTGCGGATAACACCTATAATGCCAGGATGGGGCAAGTAAGAGAGCATCAACAGCAGCAAATCCGTTCGGCGTCGAATACGGCGGATAAAATCGGGCTCGAAAACGCGGAAAAACTATTGACATTGAATCCCAACGATGACGCGGCGTTCGATACGGCGCAATCGTTTTTTACCTCTCAATTACGCCGCCAGGGATTAGGGGCTACTCGGGAAGATTACGCTGAATATTTAAAAAAGAGCAATCTCGCAGTTCCGGACGATCTGGCTACGGCGAACATTGACGAGTTGATGAAGGGGGCGGATAAGCGGTTGGCTGCGGCAGGAGATAATGATCCGAAAGAAAAAAGTGAGGCGCAATTTTCAAGAAGTATTCTTGCCGCGATTAAGGCGCGCGAATCGATGGAGTCCGATTTTATCGACCAGGTTCAGACCGATAGAATAAAATCCATGATCAAGGCGGAAAAATTCAATGCCGGAGCCGAGTCGTTGAATCGGGTAGACCCCGTAAACGACAATGGGTATAAGTATAAAATGACACCCGGCGCTTTTAATGCGATAAAGCAATATTTCAAGGTGCAAAATGACCGGGCATATCAGCAGGGAGAGGCGGACAAGTTAATCAATGCGTTCCGAGCCGGATTTGATCCGAAAAAGAATTTTGATGATTTTGAATCAGAGTTTCAGGAAAAGGTCTACGATCAGATTGCAAAGAATTACAGCGGGAAAGACCGCGACGCAATCATGCGGCAGGCGGATTATTCCAGGGATCAACTGACGAGATTATATCAAGGTCAGTTTTATCATGATGAAAATGCCTTCATTTCTGCAATGCAGAAACTATCTCCCGACGATGCTAATAAAATGTTGGAAACGGAATTACCTAACTACAGTGATCGATTCGGCGACCTGATGAAAAAGCAATTCAGACAAATATATCCGTCCTATCAGAAAAATGAGCATGCCAAAAATGATATGGTGGCGCTGGATGCTACGATGTCGGCAATTGCCGATGGCGAAGGAGAGTACGGCGGCCAGATGTGGGGAATAAAATCGGTGGATGATGCGGTCAACTATTATCTTCAGAAAGGCGGGACGCTTACCGAAAGCAATCGCAATGCAATCAAAACTTATTTTGAAAACAAAGACAACCGAATCGACCCCAAGCAGGTTAACGCCATTCTGAAAGATACCTATCAGATTAAAGGAGGGATTAATCAGGTGCCGGGATTAACGCAGCAGCTGAGTTTTTTACTTCCTCCCGGGCAGAAGGTCAACGATGCCTGGTTGCGATCCAACGTGGCAAAGTTAATGGTGGAACCGGCAAGCAGGGAACAGCATTTGTTTTGGATGGATTGGGCCGGGCCGGATAAAACTGGAAAACCGATCAAAGATTTAATTAATGGAAAACCAGAACGAATTTATCTTACTACTGATGATTTGCGGAAACGTTTCGAATCCACTCTTGATATGATGAAGAAAAGCGGACGTGTTCCATCCTGGATGAATTCAACGATAAATCCAACATTGCTTGAACATTTTGCTCGTTCAATCGGATTCGAGTCAGATAAAAATAATAATCGCTGGATACCGGTGATGGAAGGGGTGAAATAAATGGATTGGGATGCTATTGCTCCGGTTGACGTATCCGATTCGGATGACGATCAGAGCCGGGTTGACACAAATTTGCGGCTTGGGCGTGAAATATCCAGTGATGAGTTGGCGGCAAAATACGACAGCGCCAGAAAACGTAATTTACCGACATCGTTGGTAATGTCGCTGGATAATAAAGACACCGATGCGGTTCCCAGTGCATGGGATATGCATCCCCAGGCAACCCGCTTTCTTGCTGGAGATGCATATCGCGCCAGCGTATTCGGCGCTCCGGAGCAGATTGAACGATTGAATAAAATAGGTCGTGTCGGAGATGCATTTCAGGTCAGCAAAACATATCCTGATTTGATGCAAAGGATCGTGCAGCTGGAAATTTACGGGGAAAAATATCGACCGAATTCTCCCGACCGGCAACGAGAATTGTTGGAAGCCGGATATTTACCGGCCCCCGATAATGATATGGCATATACTCGAAACGATCAGCCGGGAAAGCGATTTTATCATCCTATCCTTGACAGTTGGGTAAAGGCAAAACAGGAAGAAAAAATCGATTCGGTATATGATGCGATAAGGAATTTCACCAGGACGGTTACGTCAACCGGTTTTGCTCTTCCGTATGATGGAAAAACTCCTCCTGACGCCGATCAGAAATGGAACGACATTCAAGCCGCTACCGATGAGCATGCTCAGGCTTATTTGGACGCATTGAGAAAATTCAAGGTTATTGCATACTTGAATAACGCAGCTCCTAATTGGAGATCGACATGGAGTGAATATACAGACCAGGAAAAGAAAATCGCCATTAATCTAGCCGGAAAACAATTCGGGGAAGATTTCAGCGATTTATCCCCGGAAGATTTTGACAAGGCCGGAATGGATAAATTGCGTTCTCCGGCAGTAAATCTTTACGCTGTATCCCAGGTGGATGATTTATCTCGTAAAATAGATCGACAAATTTATGGTGTTTCCGCTGCCGACATTCGTGACGAAACGAAAAAATTAAACCAGGCGGTGGCGGATGCTATCGGATCGACAACGAGCAAGCAGATCGCCGATACCGTACTTCAATCTATTCCCTATGCCGCAGAGATAGCGTTGACAAACGGGATGGCTGCAATAGGGAAAAACGCAGTTATCGGAGCCGCTGAGAACCCGTCATGGATACGTCGTCTTGGCGCTATGTTCGCAGGGGAGGCAACGCGCCTTCCTGCATTCTCCGGGGATATCGCCGCCGGAGTAAAAAGCGAATTCAATGTTCCGACACTTACTTCGGAAGAAAACGGTAATTTCAGATTGGCCTTACAGGATAACGGATTATCATTGGGCGAGGCAATCCTCAAGCATGCTACTTTGACGTATTTATCGAACTTCACAGAGCAGACCGGGGAAGGAATGTCGGAGGCGGTGGGAAAGGCGCTGGGCAGAGTTCCGGTCCCATACAAGGAGCGGTTGGGAACGCTATTTGCCTCTTATGCGGCCGAAAATCCTCGTTTGGCAAAGGCTATTGCGGATATCCAAAGCACCAGCAAGGGGGTACAGAAGGCTACTCACTGGGACGGCCTGTTCGGGGAACAGATGGAAGAAGAGTTGAATCAGGCATTGAATTACGCCGCAACCCAAGCTGGGAATATGTTTGGCGTGAATTCGTTATCAAGTATTGATGAAGATCAGCCGATTATGAGCTGGGAAGATCGAGGCTTATCGATGGGATCGATTGCCGCGCAATCGCTGGGGTTTAACATCCCTAACGCAGCTTATACCCTGGTGAGCTTGCGGCAGTTATCCAGAAAGCGTGACGCCGTGCTGCAAATGCATGATCAATTACATCCCGGTAACGCGCCGGCGGAAAGTGTCGCCATGGCGGAAGATTACATTCGTCAGGTATTGGGCAATGATGGACAAATCACGCTTGGGGCGAGGCAGGCGGCGGTATTATTTCAGGAGCAGCCGGATTTGCTTTCCGCTCTGGATTTAACCGACGCCGAACAAGAGATTATCAACCAAAAAGTAGCGGACGGGGGGGACATACAACTACCGTTGGCAAAAACCATGGCAAGAATCAATGATCATGAGCAATTCAAACGTCTGGCGGATTTGGCGGAAAATCGTCCCGGCGGATTAACCATGGATGAATTCGATCCGGAGAGCATTGCATCGAAATTGAAAATTAAACCGGAAGACATTGAACGGATCGAGTCCGGGATACGCGAAAATAACGAATATTACACCAGGTTGCAGGAGTACGCAACGCCGCTAAAGGAAACCGGCATGAACGCGCAGGAGCGTAAGGCTTCGCTTGGATTACTTGACGCAATGATAACGACGTTCTCGACGCGAGCCGGAATAAAACCGATAGACGTTCTCGACCAGTTGAAAATCCGTAAAATCGGAATGAATGATTTTCTTCGTGGAAATGATAGTCGCTTCCATGCGGTAGGAGATTATTTTCATCAAATCAAAAATGCCCTTCCGGAAGAAAATGGTACAGCTCCACTGTTTTCGAAGAAGTTTCGTTCTGTTAAAGAAATTCTTCCCGACCTCGGGAGGATATTCGACTCTATGCCGGATTCGGTTATTGCCGCCGATGGTTCAAAATTATTGGTCAAAAATCCCGAAAGAGGCTCCATTGCCAACCGTTTACTGCATTTGATTAAATCGGAGGATAAAAACAATGCAGAAAGAAACGAATATCAGCCAGACAAGATTTTGTGGCTTCCTCGCCTTACTGAAACCGCAATCAACGCACAAGCAAAGCTGGAAGATCCAGCGACCGGTAATTTAGCTTACGTCCGTTCATATCGTGATGGCGGCATTCATGTGGTAATCGTGTCAAAGAACGGAACGATATTAAACCAGGAGCAATACGATCATGGTTTAATTACGCAATTTATTGAAAAATATACGAGCCGTCGAGATGGTTTCAAGGTGGTATGGGAAAACGCAAGTAAAGCCCAGGCATCGGACCATACTGCGACAGCCGAAAGTTCAAGCGGCGATGCTGCCTCGCTTTCCGACGTCATTGATATTATATCTGATGATCGAGAAAAAGTCAAGAATCAAGACAAAAAAGGCGCATTCGATCCTTCGTCCGGGGTTATTTCTTTGTTTGAGACGGCTGATTTTTCGACATTTGCTCATGAAATAATGCATTTTTTTGACGATCTCTATACAAAAATGGCAGAGTCTGGAAAAATAGACGATGCGCAATTGCTGGCGGACATTGAAACAATTCGGCAGTATTCCACAACGGAAGACGGGAAGCGTGATTACGAACGAATCGCCAAAGCGTTTGAAAATTATTTGCGCAAAGGCGAAGCGCCTGACCCGGCATTGAAGAAGTTATTTCGTTCCATCAAGGAAATGTTATTGAAGGTCTACGTATTGATCAGGCCGGAATATTTTGCCGACGAACCGGTGACGAACGAGATAAAAAGCGTATTCGACCGCATGCTGGCATTGGATAAACAAGCCGACAACGAAATGGCTGGCAATGAGCTATTGCAGCTGCTTGACCATTACGATTTACTCGGGTTGTCAAAAAACGACCGTAAGGTCGCGGCCAGTATATTGCAGTCAAGAAAACAGCAGGTTTCGGAAACCCTGGCGAAAGAGAGTGATTCCCGGCGAAAAAAGGTAGCCGATGCGGCAAGAAAGGAAGCGGAGACATTGATGCGGACGATTCCCGTGTATCGTCTCTGGAGATATCTGGATCAGCGAGGAAAATTGGACCGGAATACCGTAAAACGTTTGTTCGGGAATGAAGTATTGGCAAGATTGCGTCAGCGTGGCGCAATTGCAAAAACTCCGCGTTCGGAACGATCCGGGGAGAAATTTTACGACCGGCAACAGCGCCGGGACAAAAACATCGGGCTTCGTAAATATCGCGACGCCTTTGAAGAATATCTTTATCAAAATTATCCCATTATATGGGCGCTGCGGGATATGCGGTATGAAAAAATTAAACCGGATGAAAAGTTCGGAATTTCCCCTGAACAAATGGGGAGTTATCTGTCGAATGGTAGCGGTACGCCATCTGATGTTGCCGCCAAAGAAATAGCGTCAAGTATGAATGACGACAGCATTACGGAAGAAAAATTAATCGCGGCATTGACCGGCATTAACGCGCGTGATTTGTGGCGTCGTTTCGATCAGATGCGTCAAGATGAAAAAGACTATTACGACCATCAGGCGGAATCCGACTTAAAATTGGAAGCAACGGAAAATCTTACGGCAATCGCCTCTGACAACGGATATGAAAGCGTTGACAAGATGATTTCCGAACTTTCCGAAAGTCCATCTCCGATGGAATTTAAGCGCATGTATGAACAGCAGAAATTACAAGAATTCGATGAGGCCTTTCCGACATCGGAATATGCATTGGATTATGCGGAATTAGTGCGGCAAATGGATGATATGCTGAGGGCGTTATCGGCTCAGGCCGGACGCGAAAACGAGCTTGCGTCGCAATCCGCATATCGCAAATTGATCGCCGGTAGGGTGGCAAAAATGTCGTTGCAGGATGTTCGGCGTTCGGATTTGACTCTTGGTGCGATTCGGCGCAACAGTCGTGCGGCTCTGACAGCTATGACAAAAAAGGATTACCATGCGACTTATGATGCGGCAATGACAGCGCGAATGCAATTGGAACTGATGCGGCAAATGCATAAAGTCCAGGAAGAAAGTGCCAAAATAGTGGCAATAGCAAAAAGAATGGCACGGTATCAGCCGGAAAGTTCTGGCAAGTCAAAGGTACAGGGCGATTGTTTGTATTGGTTGCAAAAGTTATCATCGGATTATGGAATTGCCGATTCTCCATTGGTACCGGAAAGCAAATTATCACTGGACGGGTTGTTGCAAAATTTTGATTCCGATTTAACCTCCGAGCAATTACCGTATTTAGGACAGAATGAAGATTATCGCAATCTCACTGTAGAACAGTTTGAGTCTTTGTCGGAGTTGCTTGGATTTTTAAATACAGCCGGAAGGGAGCTGGTTAAACAGGCCGACGAGAATCGCACCGGAACGGCGGCAGCCGCCAGTAAGGTAATTGCGGAAAATTTGAAGGACCGGCCGGAAATGCCGCAATACGCGGATGGTATAGGGAAGTGGATTAAGTTACGCCTGAATGATTTTAAATTACTCGGAACCAATATTCTGGCAATGTGTCGTGCGGCGGATAACTACGACAACGCACTGGGACGGGGTCAGGGCGGGACCGCCGAGCAAAGCATTTATAATGTGTTGAATGAAGCATCGAGCAAGGAAGCTCGTCTTATTCACGAAACAGGTAAATTGCTGAATTCGTCATGGACCTACCTGGCTTCGCGTCGGAAGGATTTTCCTAAATTCATTATCGAAGGAATGCCTCCGGTACCGGAAACTATTCGGATCAACAGAAAAGCGCAATGGGATTTTAATTCCATGTTGGCGGTTGCGTTAAATTGCGGAAACGAAAACAATCGAAGAAAACTTTCCGAAGGTTATCCGGAATTAACCCAAGAGGCCATTGATCAAATACTATCTAAATTTGATCGAAAGGAAGACTGGGATGCGATTCAGAATATATGGGACGCGATTAACAAGGCATTGCTACCGGAGTATCAGGAAGCCTATAAGGCCGCGAATTATATTGCGATGAAAGAGGTTGAAGCTACTCCATTCGAAGTTAAACTCGCAGACGGTAAAACATTGCAGGTAAGGGGCGGATATTATCCGATTAAGTACGATGGTAAAATTGACCCGGATATCGGAAAAAGAGAGAATGAAGAATTAAAGATGTCGGGTTATGACGGACCGCGCATAGTGCGTTCCCCTGACGCCGGATCGAGTAAATCCCGGAAGGAAAGCACCGGAAAGCCTATTTTGCTCGATCTCAGTGTTTTGCCTCGCCATATTTACGAGGCCGCTCATTATGCGGCATTTAAGATTCCCGCGCGACAGGTCGGAGGAATACTTAATAATCGAGAATTCACGCGAGCTATGAAAATGGCATTCGGCGAAAACGGATACAAGGAATTCAATCGCATGATTACCAACGTGGTGAACCCGGATCGCCGCAACGATTCTCGCGTGGAATCGTATTTGCGTTCGGTGGTTACGGGAATGGGTCTATGGGGCAATTTGGGCTCGGCGTTAATGCAGTATTCCAGTTTTACTCAGGGGATAACCACGGTTGGAATGGAAAATTTTATCCAAGCGCAAAAAGACTACTGGCGTAATCCTATGCGAATGACTGCCATGATTGAGGAGAAATCGCAGTTCATGCGAGATCGGCAGAAAGGGGGAGATAGAGATATTCGCAGCAAACTTAACAAGGTAACCGATCCGGAATGGAAATATCGATACAACCAGGTTCGCGATGCGGGCTTTATCGGCATACGAGTTATGGATACCGCCGCTTCCGGCCCTATGTGGTTAGCTGGATACGAGACGGCGTTGCAGCAAGGGATGAGTGACGCCGATGCCGTCGCTATGGCGGATAAGTTGATAGCCTCGACGCAGGGATCGGGCAGGAATATGGAAATGACGCCGATTCAGCTCAAGCCATTCATGCGGTTGTTTGCCATGTTTTATTCGGCGACATCGGCTTTCGGGACGCGGCAAAGCACAGCGTATCGAGCCTTCCGGGCAGGAAAAATAAAACACGGACAGTATGCTTATTTCTTGGCGCTGGAAGCAATCGGACCGGCCTTTTTGTCCGGATTGTTACGGATAATGGCAAGCGGACCAGGAGGAGACGACGATAAGGATAAAAAGAGATTTTGGCAAATATACTGGACCGAAGTAATGAGTTATCCCGTGCAGGGGTTGCCTTTTTTGCGTGACGCCATACCGGAACTTGCCGGGGTGGCAATGACCGGTCAACCTTCGTATGGAGGAAAAGGGGGACAGGTATCCATTGTTCGCCCGTTGGAACTGGCAAGTACCGCTTCCGGTGATTTGGCGCGAGCGATTTCTTATGATGGAGATGATCAGGAAAAGCAGGATCAATATTGGGGCAAGGCGTCCTCTGAAATGGCGGAGGAAATTTCCGCACTTACCGGGGTGCCGGTGGTTACCGCATTCAAGCGAATTAAAAAAACGATAAAACATTATACAGAGGAATAAAATATAAACCATTCCGAACGATTCGCTATTGCGTTGATTCGGACTTAAAATTTTATATCATAGGGAGAAACGATTATGACAATAGCGGCATCTGATATCAAGACTGCTCCATTCGCGGGGGATGGAGTACAAACCCGCTTCGATTTTTCTTTTAAAGTATTAAACTCGAAAGACGTAGAAGTATACATCAATGACGAAAAAATAGCGTCAGGGTATACTGTTACGTTATTGAGTACCATTGGTGGATATGTAACATTATCTTCCGCGCTCGCTTTGGGTTCTAGGTTGGTAATCATTCGCAATGTGGTACTTGAACAGCAAGTTGACCTTCAGGACGGTCAGGCGTTTTACCCGGAGGTGTTGGAGGGAAGTCTTGACCGCAGCACGATGATTTTGCAGCAGTTGCAAGAACAATTAAAACGATCAGTGAAGGCCCCCAATAGCGAAGCGACGTTAGATGAATTGCCTTCGGCCTCTTCCCGCGCAAATAAGTTATTAATGTTCGATTCATCCGGCCAACCGAAATCCGCCACGGCGGTTGAATTTATTGATCAGAATGCATTGAATAGTGCTCGTGAAGATTCTATCAATGCCGCCAGCGCAGCGGAAAACGCAGCGCAAGCAGCCGCGAATTCCGCTCAGTCTTTGGCATATGCTGCCGCGGGAGTGTCAAACCGCAATCTATTGATCAATGGAAATTTCCTGGTCCGGCAATTTGGCGAAACCGCAACCATTCCGGCGGTGACAGGCACCGTCCGAAACGCGGTGGTGGACCGTTGGTGGTACTGGATGAATACCGACACGGATGCTTTGGGTCCAATTTCAATTTCGTATGATTCGGCGTTGCGACTTACAGCTACATCGACCGCGGGGAATTCCGCCAGTAATATTTATCTCTATCAAGATGTTAAAATATCTCCAGAATGGGTCGGGAAAACCTTTACTTTTTCGATTCGTTATCGTTTGTCAATGGCCGCTTCAGCGGGGAGAAAGGTATTAGACGCCGCTGGCTATGTTACCGGCATGGCCGGAGATACAGGGGCCGGAATTGCTTCTACGATATTGACGGCAGACGGGGAATGGCACACAGTTTCTATGTCGGGAACCATCCCGGACAAAACGATTGTGCGATTTATTTTCGCCTTGGGGCTGACGACGGCGGGGGATTATTTCGACCTAGCGTTCGCAAAAATGGAAGCGGGAAGCGTCGCTACGGCATTCGTATCCGATTACGAACGCGACCTGGCGGTTTGTCGCCAGTACTATAATGCATCCCTCACCGGGCGAGTAGTTCAGACAACCGGTACAGCTCCAGATCAAACTTTGCCGATGACTGGCGGCTCGATCAGCAAGGCTACTTACGCGCAGTTGTGGTCCTGGGCGACCGCCGCCAGTCAGACTCGGACGCTGGCGCAATACAACGCAGATAACACCTTGCGGACATTTTTCATCGATAACGGCGATGGGACGTTTCGCTTGCCCGATTGGCGGGATTTGTTCCTCCGCTCAACAGGGGCAAGCAGAAACGCGGGAACGTATCAGGCCGATGAGCTGAAATCTCACCGGCACATGAACGGGGTAGTAAATAACACCGACGCCTGCTTCAATTATGGCGGCACAACAACGGACGTCCCTGGCTCGGCTACCGACAGCATGGAAGAGGACCAGGATGCCCGGACATATCAAGGGTACACATCAACCACCGGCGGGGCGGAAACGCGTCCGGTTAATGTATCTATTAATCACTTTATCTATTATTAACCCAAAGGAAGGGAAAAATGAAAGTTTACAGCTGGAACGTTGATACTTTGGAGTTTTTCGGGGCAATGGATGCGCCGATTGATCCGGAAGAAAGTCGCAAAAATGGTGTCCCTGTATATCTGGCGGGACCGTGGACTCAGATCGAAACGGGCGACATTCCCGCCGGATACTGGCCTGTTTGGAACGGCGTCGGTTGGAAGATGGTAGAAGATCATCGCGGGGAAACCATGTACAAAACGACGGATAAATCGGTGTATATGTGCTCCAACCTGGGACCGATTCCGGCCGGATACACGACAAGTGTGCCCGGTTCCGAATATGACGACTGGACGGGGTCAGCATGGGTTTTGAACGCCGAAAAGAAAGCGGCGGCGGAAGCGGCGGAGGCGGCTAAAACTGCGAATCTTGCAGCACTTACCAACTTACAGTCGGAGTTGATAGTAGAAGTCAAAGCAAAATACGGCCTCGATATTATCGCCACCGACACCGTGGCGTCGGTGGCGGTAAAAATGATCGGGGCCGGGGTGTCCTGGGCAGATGTGGATATATATGGCGGCAGATTGAAATTGATCAACGATGCAATCAAAGAACTGGTGGGATAATGAGTGTACATATCGATCCATTAACTGGACTGGAACTGATGTTGCCGGATGGGGTAGAGGATGTGTTAACGTCACCTGGCGATATGGTTATCGGTGGCGAGTCTGGAAATCCTATTCGATTTCCAATTGGAACCCCGGGTCAACAACCACAGGTAAATGCCGCCGGTACCGGACTTGAATATGTTACGCCGTCAGCTGGCGGTGCAACCGGTGCCCAAGCTATCGCCTATGCCATTATTTTCGGTTAAATCAACATAAAGGAATTTTGTCATGTTTAAACAGTATAATGTTTCTCCATCCATCGCCAATACCGACACCGACTTGGTGGCAACGATTGCCTCTGAATATGTCTTCATCATGTTTACGCTGCAGATTCAGGCTGTAACGGCGGCCGATGTGCAAATTAAATTATACAACGCATCAGGTACGTTGTCCCAGGCGATTCCACTTTCCATTGACGCCGGGGATACCGCCGTGCTGGATCACAAAGTAGTCATTCCGGCAGGCGGAAAAATTGCGGTCCGATCTTCTGTGACCGATACCACGTTTACGACGCACGGCTACTTGGAAGTAGAATAATCATGAGCGGAACAATGACATATGCAGCCCGGCAGGCGGCTGAACAGTCCGCGCGAATCGACTTACTGGAGAACCATAACGAGGCGCAGTCAAAGTTGTTATCGTTGCTGATGCAGCTTAACGGATGGTCCAGTATCGCTCCGTGGCTGACAGACACGATTGCTGCTATTCGCGCCGGACGCCCTGTTGATCTCGACGCGCTAGATGCCGCGATTACGTCCTGGCAATCCGAACAATCCGCTTCAACCGGGGAGGCATAAAATGGCATTTATGAAATTATCCAATCGCGACGCCTGGGGCCGACCGAAACGATATCAGTCAGCCGCAGACGCGAAAATGTCACCATACAATGGCAATGATATATACACTAAAGCACTACTACACTTTGACGGCATTAATAACAGTGCCGTCATTACGGACAGTGGCATTTACCCTACGCGCACATGGACCGCCAATGGCAACGCTGTGATTTCCACCGCAAAAACGGAGGCATGGGGTGGCGCTTGTCTTATTCTGGATGGCTCCGGAGATTATGTGTCTACGGCTGATAGCTCGGATTTCGCCATTGGCACAGGAGCATTTACGGACGAGATACGTTGCTGGCCGTCCGCTATCGGTGGACTACGTGCGATTATTGATCGTCGTATAGCTGACAATAGTTATGGATACGTATTAAGATTGAACGGAAACGCTTGGACTGTTGCTATCGGCACAACGACGGTAATAACGGCATCCAGCACACCGTCAACCTCGAAATTTACGCATTTGGCGGTAGTCGGCAATGGCGGCAGTTCTGGATTAAGAACAATCAAGCTATATGTTGATGGTGTTCTCGCCGGAACTTATACCACCGACTACAATTTCACGTCGACTCGCATTCGCATCGGAACGTATTGGGGTAGTAGCAGTGATTATTTTGCCGGATGGTTGGACGAATGTCGATTGTCGGCACAGGATCGGACGGCTAACGTTCGCGATATGCTCTATGTAGCATACGGCGCAACTTCATTCACCCCCCCAACCAAAGCCTACAAATAGAAGGAGTATCAACATGTACGATAAAAAGGAAATAAAAAAATGAACGAAATTAATGATTTTGGAAATTCGTATTTCGCACTTATCAAGCCTTATCAGACCGATAAGAAAAATCCACCCACGATGTACTGGCGATATCAGTCCGGTAACGGTGCTGTATTGGTCGAGAGGATCACGATCGAGGATGGCATTAGCACGCACGAAAAGGCGCTTGGTGCCTGGGCCGACCGGGCAACTCTTACGTATGTCCCCATCAACGATCCACTGCCCAGCGCGTAGAGGTGAAATATGGCAAAAACTGATTTTTCAATTGCAGAAATCGCGGCGCTTCGGTTGAAGTGTCAAGCCATGGAGCTCGAAGGGCGCGAAATTCTGGAAAAATACACCGACGAGGAGTTGTCAAAGATTTTCAACGGCATCGGGCCGGATGCGTTTCCGGCGTGGTTGCGGGCGCTGATATCATGGCTGCACGATTCGCTGTTGTGCGTGGCGTTGATTCATGACGTTCAGTGGTACGAACGGTCACTGCGCAAAAACGTGCCCGGCGCGGAAGACCGGGCGGAATTTGCCGCCAGCAACGCCATGTTTAAGCTCAATGGGTATCGGGCGGCGAAATACGACTACTCGGTTTTGAATCCGGCGCGGTACAAGGTGGAGTTCGACGCCTGGCGGTTCTCCGTCCTGTGCGGGACGGAATTCGGCTGGCTGGCGTGGAAAAACTGAAAGGAATAATCATGACCGAGGCGGATAAGGTATTGATCGAAATTAACGGAAGGCTGGGAGCAATTGAGGCGAATCTCAAGGATATTCGGCATAGTCTGTACGGAAACGGGCAACCGGGAATGGTGACTCGGCTGTCGTCGCTGGAACATTCGCACAATGCCTGTCGTGCCGCGCATGAGGAGGAAAAACAAGAAAAGAAACGTTTTTTTGACGGGAAAATAGCGGTACTTGCTGCCGCCGCCGGGGCCGTCCCGGCGATTGCCTGGGAATTGCTTAAAATCGTGTGGAAAAAATAACCGCCCGGAAGGGCAAAGGGAAAGAAAATGAAAAACACCGTAACCCAAGAACAGGTTGATGCGTGTATTGTTGAAAAAGAAATCAAAACAGTTGAGCTGGTTGGTAAAAAGCATACCATTGTTGCAGTTAAGCTAAAAAATGGTTTCACTTGCATTGAAACGTCTACTTGTGTTGATCCATCGAACTATGACGAAAATGTCGGTACTCAAGTATGCCTTGAAAGAATCAAAAATAAAATTTGGTTGCTCGAAGGATATTTGTTACAACAAAAACTATCCTCTGAACAATAACCGGGCAATAGCCCAAAGGAATAGAACTATGAAGAAAATCGTTTTTTGCGTAATGCTGGCCGGCGCCGTGTGCGCCGGGGTCATGTTGACGGGTTGCGATGAAAATAACCTTTCCACGTTGGTAAACGACAAGTTGCTTCCGCTGGGGGAAAGCAAGGCCGACGCGAAAATTACCGAGATGGTGGCGGACGGTACGATTACCGCCGATCAAGCCGCAAAGGTCCGGGAACTCTACCAGAAGCTCAAGAGCAAGGTAGATGCGGACAAAACCATTACCGGCGGGACGGATACTCCGGTAGTACAGTGAGGTAAGCCATGAAAAAGCTTTTTCTCTCGTTGTTTTTGATGGGCGCCATTGCCTTGTTGATGTCCGGGTGCAATTCGACCAGCACGATAACCGAATTTGACAAGGACGGCCACGTTACGAAGGTTACGGAGACGAAAGAGGCCGTCGTCGATCAGGTTACCAAGTCAACCAAGGATAAAACCTGCTTTGTCTGGTGTTCTGGGTGGATTGCTAAAATTAAGTGCGAATTTTTCGGAAGTGAAAGTCCAATGCCCAATGTTGACATGGAAGGCGGGAATGTCGACAAGGGAGTATTAACTATCCACAAAGACCAGCAAAACATGGCCGAACTGGAGAAAATTATCAAAGCCGCCCGGTCGAATTCTGTTTCGTTCGGCGCAACCGGCGTAAGCAGTTCGTCCGGTTCTGCTTCGGCGAGCAACTCGAATACGGGAGGGTCTGCCAGTTCCGGGACCACCCCGGCGGCGACAACCACGACCACGAAATAATTTACAACATCAAGGCCGGGAGAAATCCCGGCCTTTTTTTTATTTTAAGAGGTAACGATCAATAATCAGGTCAAGGTTTTTTTTAAGTACTCGATGAGGGGTTCCATCGACAAATAAGTCATACGCCTGATTGCCATCCGAGTCGACTATTCCTTTTAGAATTGCTGGACGGAAAAGCAATCTTGACTTCCCTCCCTTTGCCGGAGCTGATCGAGCCATGGATCGAAGTTCTCTATCGCTGCTGTATTGATATCTTCCATTGTATCCTGGAACATCAATCCAGAATTTTCCACCGGTTTTCATAATTCAACAATCTCTCCATCATTTATGGCATATTTGGTCATTTTCCCAACTCTGTATTTTATGGAGCTGTATTTTAATTTTCCATTGAAATAATCGACAATGTCCTGTATTTTGCAGAACTTTGATCCGGAAAATCCCATTTTCAATTGAATGGCTTCTTCGATGTCATCATTACTGATTCTTTTTGGTCTGCCGTTTGCTCCGCCTTTCCGAGCTTCATCCCCGACTACCTTGGCGTCCTCGAGGTCATGTTCTACTACGTGCAGGGGGTAGCGGAAGCGGGTATTGATCGGCTCCGGCGGCGCGAATTCACGCAAAGTCATTTCAATGCGATACGCGTTCCCCCCTTCGACATCCAGTTCGGACATGGTCAACACCGCATCCGGATCGCGTCCGAATACGCCTGAGCCGGAAGTCCGATCGATGGCTTTCTTCCGCCCTTGCTCTCCCTTGCTGAAATGACTGGCGAAGATCACTGCCGTTTTTGTTTCCGTAGCGACATAATCCAACTGGTTACAGAAGTAAGTCATATCGGCGGCGTTGTTTTCGTCTCCGGTGATAATTTTATAGAGCGGATCAATTACTACCGCGATATATCCTCGATTGCGCATACGACGGACCAAGCGAGGTGCAAGTTCATTCAATGGAAGCGCCTTACCGCGAAGATTGAATACATCGACGTTCTGGATTTTAACTTTAAGTATGGCGGCGATATCGATAAACCGTTTGACGCACGACGCCCGATCAATTTCAAGGTTGACATAAAGCACTTTTCCTTTCGAGCATTGCATTTCGAGCCATGTTTCTCCGTTCCCCAAGGCGAGGCATAAATGCATCAAGGTAAAACTTTTTCCCGCCTTTGAAGGACCGGCAAGAAGTAATTTGTGCCCGGTCCTTAATATCCCCTCGATGATCTCCTGAGCCAGTGGGGGCGGATTTGCGGCCAATGCCGACAGGTCCTCAATATCGGGAAGATTGTCGTTCATTTCGTCAATATAGGTTTTCCATTCCTCCCATGACGCCTTTCCTGTATTGACCGCAATTAAGTATTGAGGGTTATCTCCGCGAAAGATACCAGGCAAGCGAGATAGTCTGCTGGGATTACGATTGGCGCGGTCCACGTCAAAACCGGATTTCTTCAACACTTCAAAAAGAAAATTAACGCGATTTCGGTACTCTTCAAAATCCGACCCGGCCCCGATCTTGACAATGGCGTGAATGGATTTTCCACCGGAATGGACCATGGCGGCAATGGGTAATTCCAGTTGCCGATAAATGGCAATTTGTTTTTCCAGCGGCAGGTTATCGGATTCGACCAGTGCATGGCGATAATCCGTTACGTTTTCGTCTTTGACGCCGCGTCCGTCCATGGGATTAAAGCGTATCCATCCGCCGGCTGGGGTAACTTGGTCGTAATAAACCGCGTCGGCGGAATTTACCTTGTCGGTTGCCTCGATTAGTTCTCCCGCGGTGCGGGTATATACGCCGACATCACGCGGAAGCCATTTATCGCAGTTTTCCGGTTGCCATGCCTTGATGTTGTAAGATACCTTTTCGTCCGGCTTGAATAGAACGCGAAGATACCGCGACAGGTCCTTTCCCCAATCTTTTCGTGGAGCCGGAATTTCCGCGTCTTCGGTCCATCTCGGATCAATTGGAGCATCATCCTTTTTTAGTCCGATGACACTGTCCCATTCTAGCGCATATCCGGGGCCTTTGGAAGAGGATGATCCTTTGCCTAATTCTACGTGTCCGCCATCGTCCTTTACCATCTGGAGTAACGTTCCAACCGTAACGGTGCCAAATCCGCGTTCGGCTGAAAAACTATTCCACTTCTTTTCGCACATGCCGACCTTGTATTTATTGCTTTGCCTGGACCAGTTATCCCATTCCTGCACGGTGCATCCCACCTTTTGCAGGATCATTCCAACCTGAATCCAGTCGGAATAATTGTCGCACCTGATATAAGACAACTGGTCCAATGCGGCCAGTGCTATTTCGCGGTCTGTCATGACATTCTTCCTTGCCCCATATCTGCGATATAGATAATTGCCGCTGCAAATATGGCGATGATAGTGATTGCGTTCATTTAGTTGTTCCGTTTATTCCATTTAGATATTGCAGAATCCTTGCTTTCATCGAAGCTGGTTTTCCCGCCGCAATTTTTACAAGTAAAGATGGTCAAATGCTCCCATCTGAAACCATGATCATCGGCATTCCGTGATTTGCTTTCAATTATTACTTTCCCTCCACAAAAAGGGCATGGGTTAAGTTCACTCATTATTTATCCTCAGTTTCTTTTGATTTTTAACCACATCCGCAGCGCGGCGGAGGCTGGATTGGCGTCATATTCCACCGTAGAATAATCGAATCCAACAATAACAACAAAATAATTTGTTACTTTTTGACATTTTACCCCATGTGGCAGCTTTTCCATAATCTCTGCCAGCGTCGGGGCCGGGATTATTTCCCCTGGTAATCCCCTACGAGCAATTCCCCAAGTATCTTTTCGGTTATATCTATGCCAGACAAACGCACTATCCGGGAACGATCCCGCCGGGATATTCTGGCAGTCCGCCAGCGGGGGAACAAGTTGTTCAATTTTCATGATTATTCCCTTTCCTGGGTAGATAATGCTTGACACAATAATTCGCCGAACAGTCCGACAAATTTTTCATCCTTTTCAAGATCACTTTGCATTTTGAAAAGAATCCAATGCGTAAGTTCGTGGCAAAATCCTTCTTCCTGGTGACATCTCCAATACGTAGAATCATCTAACTGAATCTTATTTTCTGAATAATTAGAATATCCCAAATGTCCACTCACATTATTGAACGAATTAGACTTCTCCACTTCGGCGGTGGTATTGATTAATTTGAATCTTTTTGGTATTTCCATATCTTTCTCCATGGCGTTTCCCGGATGCGCAAATCTTCCGGGAACTTGTTGATATCGGTAATGAGTTTGCAACCTATATGGATCTGTTTGACGAATACCGGCACTCCGGCGTTCCGGCACTGTTGGACGATAGATTCAATCCATTCGATTTTACACTCGCGCCGCTCCCCGTCCTTGCCGGACTCCGCGCCGACCACGACCCAGTCGATGTTATCGAGATAGGAATAATAAGGTTCTGCGTCATAGGCATTCCCGAACATATCATACTTAATTCCGCCCTGCAGATTGTCAAGCATGATCGGCCCCAGCAACGGCTCAAGCGACAGCCAGCGTTTGAGCCCATCCAAGCGAAACAGATGCGGGATTCGTTCATCTGCTCGTTGCTGATTCTCGCACGTCACGCCCCACCATATTTCTTTCACTGGAGTTATTCCATGGAGGAGTTTTGCCATGGCATAACCATAGTTGAAACGATCTCCATAAAGACGTTCCGCAATTTCGCCAGGGTCAATGTCACTGACGGAACCAAATCCGGAAAGGATTTTTTTCCAGTGTACTGTTCGATCGGATAAGTCATTTCCCTTCTTTCTCCTCAATAAGGTCTCTTATGGCTTGGATGGTTTTATGATCTTGGAGAGATAAAAAAAACGTTTAATGGTATCTTGCTTCGTCCTATCATTGCGTCCTTCATAGAGTCTTGCGTAAAACAGGAAGTCATCACATAAATACGCTGAGGATAGTCTTGGGCATCATCCAATATGAACCGACAAAAATGATCAAGCATACTGTTACCCAATGACATGCCGCCCCAATCAAAAAAGAGAATATCAAACAGCTCATTCCAAGGAGGAAGGTCTGTAACTTTGATGTCCATATCGATTCCATTTTCATTCAAAACAGACAAAATATGATCTCGTTCAAATTCAAGATCGCCCATCGCGTCGCCAAAATAAATGGCTCTCATTTCCCTTCATTCTCCTGTTGATATTGGTTTCTGAGTTGATTTACGTATGCTACGACATCACCGCGACGTTCTTTCCCTATTTTTTCCATGAACCCGCGAACCCAAGCATACCATTCGAAGTTGGTAGCAATAAGCGGACAAAGCCCGGCGGCATCGGATATCATTCGATATTCCCAGAGCTCGCCACTGGCAAGAGCGCGAGGAATATATAACCACGCCGGATCGAATTTTACGCTCAGTTTGTCGGCCCAGCATAAAAGAGATGGTTCAACACCATGAAGCCGCGCATAGTGCCGGGAATGGTACAAACAGAGGTCGCGGTAGTATGGGTTGGAAAACAACCATCCAGCAATCTTTGCAGCAAATTCCGGGTGTTGTTCTCCCGCCTCGTCATCCATGTTTGCCTTGCCGAAATAGCCCCAGTCGTGGATGATAATACAGATCAATTCTCTCCAGTTCGGAAGGCGGTGATAAAGCCATATCCAGGCAAGCAAGACCGTCAACGGGTGCCATATGAATTGATGGACGCCGAAAAGTAAAGATTTCGTTCCTGTGGTCATGATTATTTCCCTTCCTTTTGATTATCCATTCACCAACGAAACCAAAAATCCTTTTTCTTCCGAAATATCATCAACATTATGATCTTCATTTTCATTTATTTGTTGTTTTTCTTTTTCGGATTTGGGACAAGACCCGGTTCCGCAATCACGGACATATGAATGTGAGTTATCATCATATACCCAATAATCACAACCATGACAGCAGCTATACATGATTGTTTTCCTTCCTTTGTTTGAACATTTTCCGTTCTCTGAACTCTTCCTTCTTTCCCCGGTTCCAGTTCGCCACCGGTCGAAAGTATCCGACTACCCGGCTGTATACCTCGGTTGTCGCTCCGCATTTCATGGATTCACCTCAATTGACCGTTAAAATTCTTGTACAAACGCCGCCGCTTGCGGGTCGAATTCGTTGTAGTAGTTCACCACAATACCTCTTTTGTGGTTATGGTTTTCTTGCGCTTTCCGATAACTATCGTATTCTTGGTGATTTTAACAGGAACGAACGTCGGCTCCATTTTTCTAGGAAGATCATCAAGAGCTTCATTCCAGTATTTCATTGGCTTCTTTGTTGCCCATGGATATAGGTCCGCGGTTATATTTTTTTGGGCTTCTATTACAGCTTCCTTCATTTGTTTGTGTTTAGGTATGGCGTCGACAAGATACCTCATCCAGTTTTTATAGATAATCACATAGCATCGTTGTCTTATCTCATCCCAGAATTCATTGATTTGTTCTCTGTGCCGGGCCCTGCATCTTGGGCAGTTTAAATCATAATGATAATGGGCCGCACACGGTAACGGTTCCGGCAAAATTATTTGCTCCTTGCTCATGGCTATTCCTCTCAAGTTTTTTTTATATCAATGCATGTTTTTTTATTAATTAAAAACGATATCCCGCATCCTCTCCAGGAAAGCAACTACGATCATAATCGGAATTATAATTACATTCAGAAGATTGATCACAATCATGATTAATAGGGACGATACCTGATTTTTTCATATTAAGTAATCCTATTCTTTCTTTTTCTTCATCGGTCATAGGTTTAACTGGAGTTCCTAAGTAGCGCTGGATTCTTTCGTCTTGAAATTCTCCTGCCAATGTCTTGGTACATAGACTCAATGTATACCCTTCGAGTTGTTTTATTGCTTCGCCGAATAATGGACAATCTTCGCCGCATCTTACCACATCAACTGCATACGGGCAAATTTGCTGAACAAATCTGTCTCCTCTATAAATACTCAAGTGTCCATTTGCCGAAATTTTAAATTTCATAGTTATTCCTCCCAAACTTTGGCAAACACATCGAGCATCGCCAGAGCATCAGCGTTGACGAGAGTGACGCGTAATCCCGGATATAGTCTGGCAGAATACGCCTTTAGTGCGTCTTTGCGCTCCTTCTTGACTTCTTTTCCGTGTGGTAATCCAGGTATGAACTTTTGCCACTTCATGGGCTTGACCAGTTTATGAGATACCCCCGAGGCGGACAGAATTCCCAGCCAACCACCGAAGTTTCTGCCAAAGTGAAACATTCCGACCGCACCGTTACCCGGCATGGCGGATACTTCCTCGATGATTGCCCGGCATTCGTCAACGTCTCTCAGGGTGGTGATAAGTTGAGACATTTCCACTTCGTTGTCGGGGCATCGCATCGCCCTGGCAACATTCCCCATGCGGTAAGCAATTGCACCTTTTGCCCCCGGATCAATCGCAATCGTAATCATCTTTTTTTCTCCTTAAAATTCGTATTGAACGGTTTCTTCGACCGGTCTTCTCCAGCCGTTGGCGGCTATTTTATCAATCAGCGATTTCGCATCGATCATCGTCATTTCCCCGGCATTGTAGCCATACTTACTAAGTAGACTTACTTGCTTCGGAGTAGCCAGATGCAAATCCATCCGCTGAAAGATGCGGTCCATGAGTTTGCTGGCAAATCCTTTATTCGGTATCGCTTCCGCAGGAAATCCGTAATTCTGCAATACAGTTACTTGCTTTTCGCTTGGTGGTTTCATTTCCCATGACATAAGCGGCTCATAATCGCACAGGTCCTCGGCATTGATCGACAATGCAAAAGCCAGCGGATTAAGGGTGCGTCCTTTCTTTTTTCGCTGTTCGGCGAGCTGTTTCGCCAATGCCTCTTCGCGCTGTCGCCGGGCGTCCTCGTTTACTTCCCGTTCGACTTCTTCAAGATCGAGACAACTCTGAGCCGCCTCAATCTTGATTGTCATTGCTTCGGCAATCTCTTCGGTTTTGGCTATCAGGTGGGCCGGATGAATCAGGTCGTGTTGTGCCGTATGCCACAAAAAATCCAACACCAGGCAATCTTGTTTGCCCGGCGATATCCTGGTGCCGCGTCCAACAATCTGCGCATACAACGCCCTAACTTTGGTTGGTCTGAGACAAACAATGCAATCCACATCCGGCTCGTCGAATCCTTCCGTTAGCAACATAGAATTACACAACGCGTTGTATCGATTGGCATGGAAATCGGACAGAATCTCTTTACGTTCCGGGCTATTACCGTCGATATGGCAAGCGCGGAAGCCATAACTATTCAGCAACTCGGTCATAGTTTTGCTGGTTGCTACCAACGGCAAAAATACCAATACTTTTCGCGACGAAACCCTTTTCGCCATTTCCGATGCAATCGAATCAAGGTAAGGGGATAGAGCATTCCCCAAATCATCGGCGCTATAGTCACCCGCTACTTTCTTGCAACCCGACAAATCGATGTGTAATGGAATAGTTTCGGCCGATATACGCGACAGATACCCATCACTAATTGCCTGGTGCAATGGGTATTCATAGGCGATATCTTCGAAGTATTCTCCGAGATTGCGTTTATCGCCTCGGTCCGGGGTCGCGGTTACCCCCAGTACCCTGGCTTTATCAAAATAGTCCAATACTGCCCGGTAGCTGTCGCTGAGCGCGTGATGCGCTTCGTCGACGATGATATAATCGAAGTAATCGCGGCCGAATCCATCCAGCCGTTTTTGCCGCATCATGGTCTGCACGGAACCGACCGTTACCAGGTTGCCATCCGCGAACAGATTTCCGATAATGGTTGATTCGGCTTTTTCCAAATTAGCAATTAAACCGGTCGAGCGATACAGCTTATCCCGAGCCTGCTCCAGTAATTCTTCTCGATGCGCCAGAATCAGGGACCGCTTGCCGGACGCCGCTTTCTGGGCCGTCAGGTTGGCGAAAACGATGGTTTTCCCTGTCCCTGTAGGAAGTACGGCAAGTAGGCGACGAAACTCTCCCCACTTGGTATTGATGGCCGATATGGCTGCGTTTTGGTAAGGACGCAATTCCATGATTAGAACCTCGGATCAATAGCCGCGGCGTTAAGCGTTTCCTGTAATCCGGCCTTGTGCCGCGTCAGCTCTTTTTTGGTTTTCTGGACGACGACCGGCGCAAAACGAGAAGCGAATTCGTCCTTGGCCTCTTTCTTGGTGCATCCGGTACGCAATTGCGCCGCTTCGATAAAAGCATCTTCCAGTTCGGTGAGATTTAACTTTCGGCAAGCCGAAATGCGGTCTTCCTTGATAATTCCCGATGCCAGCGCTATGGCTGCTTCGTCATCGATAAATTCGCGCGTTCCCGGCTTTTCGGCAAAATAGTAATTTCCGCATTCCGATGATTCTCCGATAATCGTCTTGATCTTCTTTTCCAGCGCGGCACCGATAGCTTTGATGTTTTGCCACTGGTCCATGAGATCGGATAAGACGGAAGGATCGGTAATCTGTTCAATGGCGGTAACTCCGGTTTTAACTTCAACCAACACAATATTCGACATGATGGCTCCTTTTTTTAGGAATGCCGGTCTTTCCCGGCTGCCAGCCCTACGGCGTATGGGGGGGGGGATGGAAGACGAATTAGAATTTCATGTTTTCGCTTTCTTTCTGTTCCGGCGGATCAAGGAATTTTTCGATATTGTTGATCGAAAATTTTTCCCCCGGTTTTTTTGTGCTTTCAATTTCAACTACGGTAATTTCACACCAGCCCTTTCTTCCCGGCGTCGACGGAAAATCCATTTTGAACGGCTCGCCATGTTTCTTGAGCCCTATTGAACGGAAAAACGAGCTCAGTTTCCACTCGAAATTCGAGTTCAAGGAGATGTTGCACTTGGCTATGGTGCTTCCATTCTCATTCCACACTCGTAATTTTAGCTCGACTCTAGAGCACTTGTTTTTGTTGTCCATCCCCCTCTCGTATGAAATCACCTCAAATTCAGCTTTTCCTTCCGGAAGGAGAGTGTAATCCTCTCCGTCGTTGGTAATGGTGGAATTCCAGTCATAATTGATCACGCTGCCCATGGTCGTTTCTCCTTATTTTGCGCGATTTTCGTTGATATTGTTGATAACCCGCTCCCAGTTCTGTGGCATCACCATCTGACCTACCACATCAGCGCCGAGATTGTGATAGGTCATGCCATTGACTTTGAAAAAGCCTTTTCGATAGAGATAGGCGTTCATTTCGTCATCGGTGATTCCGTTAATAATCATCAGGTCGTAAACCTGATGATTGAACGCCGATTCATCTATTTTTGCCTCCTTGTTTTGCTGCGATTGATCGGCCTTTTGGACGTCCTCTTTGGCCGGTTCTTTTTTACTTGTTTCTTGCTCGGCGGGCTTCTGTTCCTGCTGTTTTTTTGTCTCGTGTATCGTCGGAATGCAATGTGCGATAGCAGCAAATTCCAGCGGCATTTCGTCCGGTAACCCGTGGCGATTCTTGGCGTCCCATGCCGGGTGGTGAGATGCATACATTACCCGTTCCCCTCCCTGCGCTTTGGCCTTCGTATCGGTTTTGACTACAAAGGTCTTGAAGTTGCAGAAAAGCAGCATGTCCGCCCATTCCTTGGTCATGGCGCACAAATCAACTTTAAAGCTTGCCTGCAGCTTCAGTGTCCAGCGGTCATACTGCCCGATCTCGTCCGGTTGTTCGAATTTATAGAGTTGTGCGTGGCAAGTCAGCACCACGTTCATGTGCTTGGAGATCTCGGTAAGTTTCCCGAGAAAAACGCCCCACTGCCCGGCCAGGCGCTGATACAGGACACCATACGACACATCCCCAATAGCGGCAACTTTCGCGGCTTCGCAAATTTCCCTTTTGGCAAGAGCTTCCGTCCAGTCCGCTGAGTCGACCACCAAAGTATCAAATCCCTGATTGGATTTGACAAACTCATCGAGTTCGGCTAACAACATGCGCCATCCGGTGGGGGCGTCGATGCGAGACACGTCAAGATGCCCCGATGATCCTTCCACGTCCATGAAGACGGGATTAGGAAATCCCGCAGCAAGCGTGGTCTTGCCGATCCCTTCGACCCCGTAGACCACCACTTTCTGTGGCGATGTAAGTTTTCCTTTTGTGATTTGCATATTTTCCCTTGTGGTTAAATGTGAGCTACAGCATCCGCATAATTACGCCGAGAAGGGCTCCGCGATTCAATTTTTCTTCGAGAATCAGATCGGCGACGGAAAACTTATCGGGCACCCGTTCCCCGTTGAAGTATACGGCGTGTGATATTTTTTGTTCAACACTACCATTTTCCATTTCTTTCGACGCGTAACAAGCCGCCGCCATGAACGGAATTTCGCGAGAACGACAAAGCCTCTGAAGTTCCTTTAGTCTGGGTATAATTTCCTGCTCCAAAAATTCAGTTTCGTCAAAAAATTGACTCAGTTCTTCTACTTCGGTGGTTTCGTTTTGGGTGGTTTCGTTCATTTCGTTGTTTTCCATTTTTTTTCTGTCCTTTTTGTTTATTTGCAAAAGCGACCGTTTGAGTCGCGCTTGAAAGACGTTTTCACGTGTTTGATGCCGGTGATTTTTTCAAACATTTCGGCATCAAATTCGGGGAGTGAGCGGACATAATCCACTGCCGCTTTGGGCATGTCAGACCATGCCTCTACCTCGTCCGTGTTTTGCGACAAATGAATGGGAGTGAGCTTCCAATCAGAGCCGTATTTTTTGTACAACGAGAATATATTGTGCGGTTGCGGTTTCCATCCATCGAGCAGCCGAAACAACATATTATGGACAGAATTCCACCTTGATTCGCTTACCGGCTTCCCAAAAATAGTGTATTCTACTTTTTTATCAGCAATAAAGAGCGCATGGTCGACACCATTGGAATTCGCGACTCCAAAACTGTAGCTGACTGCGTTGCTGGAGCGGACTGCGTTGCTGGAGCGGACTGCGTTGCTGGAGCGGACTGCGTTGCTGTCGCTGACTGCGTTGCTGTCGCTGACTGCGTTGCTGTAGCTGACTGCGTTGCTGTAGCTGACTGCGTTGCTGTCGCTGACTGCGTTGCTGGAGCGGACTGCGTTGCTGTCGCTGACTGCGTTGCTGGAGCGGACTGCGTTGCTGGAGCGGACTGCGTTGCTGGAGCTGACTGCGTTGCTGGAGCGGGCTGCGTTGCTGTCGCTGACTGCGTTGCTGTAGCTGACTGCGTTGGTGTCGCCGGCTGCGTTGCT